TCAATGGATCTCTGAATAATGTATTAGCTAGATGTGTTCCTTGAATAGAACCAGTAGAAGGTGTACCAGTAGATAAATTATTACCCATTACTAATATATAATTAATAACATCACTGCTTGTCAGTGCTTCATTAAATGTGATTTGACTTCCACTTATGGTATAAGCATCTCCTGGAGCTTGTGTAACTCCGTTAAGGCTAACAATACATTGTTCTGCAGTTCCTGGACTAAATGCTGATCCACCTCTTAATAAATTATAAGTTGCAGTAGCACTAGCTGTTATTCCATCTAATTTAATATATTCTCCATGTAGGGGTTCTTTTCCTATATATGGCATTTAAATCTCCTTTATAAAACATCTATATTAAAACTAATAGATACTCTTTCTTCTTTACTCTTATTAGGTTCAACGAAATGTTCTAAATAAGAAGGGAATAATAAAAATAAACCTTCTGTAATATTAACATATCGTAATTCTCCATTATCATACTTATCTACTAAAAATGAATTAGCAATAGCTCCAGGTCTAGGATCTCTAAAAGCTAATCTTCCACAATTTTTTGGTGTTTTAATATAATAAACTCCAGAAAAAGTATGACCACCATGTTGATGAATAGTATTCCAATCATGTTGTTTATTTACATTAATCCAAATTTCAGGTATATTTATTTCTTGTATTCCTAAATTTATATTCTTACAAAAATTATTTATATAGCTTATTAATGAATTTAATTCTGGTTTATTATTTTGTATTTTACTTTGCCATCCACCAATATTTGATTTTAAGACAGATAATTCTTTTTTAGATTTTTTTAAAATCCATTTTATAATATCTAATTCAAAATTAATTTTTTCAATACTATAAAAATAAGGCGTTGCCCATAAGTCCTCTTTATTTATTTTCATATTTAGCTAGGCTCTGCTGGAAAAGCAAAACCTTTATCCTCCATACTTGTATATGTTTTTGTTATATCTCTAAGTGATTGTCTATAAGTAGACCATTCAGTCTTTTTAGAACCTGTTAAAGGTGCATCAGGTAATTGTGTCCAATCTGAATTCATTAACTTTGCATTTCTATTTGCTCTTAATAATTGTAATTCTGCACTCATTTTAACCTCTATGTTTTAATTATATATAATACTGCTGCATTAACTGGTCTTGTTTCATCTCCTTTTCTAGGAGTACCTTCTGAATTTGCTTCTAATGGTTCAGTAGTATTAAAATTATATGTTGTTCCATAAGAATTATTACCAATGGCATATGAAGAATATGTTTGATAAGAAGTACCTGGAGACATTATTGCTTGGTGTTTGTGATTTTGCATCTGATCATTTTCAATAGTACCTACAGCTGGTGCAGAATAGTCTGTACCTTTTGCCATATTAGCTGTACCATGTGTGCCAGTACCCCTAAGAAACATTGCTCTTAAATCAGGAACATTAAATGTACTTGATCCGTTACCAGCACCCCAAGTTGTACCTATTGCTGAAAATAAATCTGCATATGTACTTCTTGATACTGCAGCACCATCACAAGCTAAATATCCTGTAGGTGTTGATGATCCAGCATATGCTACAATAGATCCTTTTAATATAGTCTCTCCAGCACCACTTACAGTTCCAGTAAAAGCATAGGTATCTGCTAGATTCATCGATTCAGATTGTATTTTACTTATTGCCATAACGCTCTCCTATCCTATTAAATATCCAGAACACATTCCATAATAACCATCAATATAGAACACTACACTAGCACCATTATAAAAATCAACTGTATTACCAGCTGCTAAATCTAATATTATAGAACAACTTGCTTGGTTGTAGTTACCAGATTCGTCCATTCTAGCTTCAACAACAGCAGAGCCATTTTTTCGTATTTGAAGTCTAGCAACATTACCATTTGAATTACCTTTAATTGTAAATGCAGAAAAGAAGTATCTACCAGCAACAGGAGCAGTAAATACACCAGTAGATGTGTTTACATGACTACCTTGATTAAAACCAGCATTAAGAACAATAACTGCGTTTGCAGTAGCATTACCACCCTTGTGCATACTAAATGCTGGTTGAACTGGCAAGGTTACTCTGCCACTTGTATCAATAGCTATAGCAGTATTAGCATTTGCTTTATCTTTAATATTGGTAACTTCTACATTTGTTGCATTTAAAGTCGTTGTTGTTATTTTACCATCAGTTGCAACTGTTACTGCTGCATTACCTGTTGTGCTTTGTATCGCACCGACTTTTAATGTACTCATCTTACTAGCCCTCCACTCCACCATGTTTTATTTGATTCATGTACTTGTTCATTACTTGAGCCTTTATTGTAAACACCCATAGTATCTCCTTGTTCTAAATGAACATGGATTGTAGCTTGTGATGAATCTTTATAGTTACCATCTTCACTTGAGTTTTGAATTATAATACCAATATCTGAACCATTTTTATAAAATTGCTGGACAGATTCAGACGTTCCATAAAGCAATAAAGTAAAAGAAAATGAATATAATCCCTTTACTGGAGCAGTATATAATCCAGTAGATGTGTTATAATCACTACCCTCATTTTGAATTGTAGTTCCGAAAATTAATATTGCATCAGCATCACCATTACTAGGAGTATGAGCAATAAAAGAACTATGAACTGAATTTTTTGCTAATCCATTATTTTCATCAATAACTATAGAATCTGTACCACTAGGGTTTTGTATTGTATTTAATCTTAATATACCCATTTTATATCACCCCATAAACTTTAATTGTACCTTCGGCAATATTTCCACTCGCCCAAAATATATGCAAACCTTCTACAACTTTTGCTCTATTAGCTACTGTATAAGCACCAACAAATCGTGATTGGATATGGGATGTTCCGTCAGTAGTATAGGTGTTTGAAACTCCAGAAATAGTTGCTGGGAAATTAGCATAATTGCAGTTCATTAAATCAAACACACAAGAAATACCTTCTCCATCTTGGTTTCCAGCCGTCCAATAGCTTGGTAAGGCAAATGTTGTTGTTCCTTGAGCATTTGTATTTCCAGAACGACTATCGGTATCTCTTGAATAGTTACTTCCGTTATCTGATGAGCCACCATTCATTGCTCGAATGTAAAGTAACTTATCATCTGTTGCTGGTTTAGCATAAAGATAAATTTTATAGTTGTTGTAGGTCGAAGTAATTATAGAATTTGTAACGTAATAGTCAGCTACATTTCCTATAGTTGCATCTAATAATTTAATCATAGATCCAGCACCTGTTGGTGTATTAGGGAATGTAACTGTACCACCACTAATAGTCATAGCATTATTAGTAGCTGTATCCTGTATTGTATTAACTTTTAATGTACTCATACGATTGACAATGCTCCTCCACTAGTTATAGTTAATGTAGCACCACTAGCTATTGTCAATGGTCCACTTGCAATTCCATTAGTATTAGCATCAATAGTTACATTTGAATTTAATTCGTTTTCATGTACTCTTATAATAGCACCAAGATTTTGTGTAGAATCGCCTTTAAATATTCCAAGACCATGAACTACTCCAGTTCCAAGTTTAGCACTTGTTACTGAGCCATCTGGAGGTGCAACTGTTTGTTGACCTTTTCCTAAATAAATAACATATATATCATCAGTTCCAGCTACAGAATAACCTACTAAAGATACAGTAGTTCCACTTGCTGTATATGAAGCTGTAGGCTCTTGCCTAACATTATTAATAAATAATGCTATATCGTTTTGATTAGCTACTGAAGTATTTAAAGTTAAACTATTACCACTTTGACCTGTAAGATCTTGCTTAGTAATACTATTAAAAGCACTACTTGCTCTATTTCCTATATATGGCATTTACTTCTCCTATGAACTGATTGCATCTACGACTGAAACCCATGCATCTAATGAAGTTGCTGCATCACTCTTTATATACAATCTATCGCCACTTTGAACAACTACCTTAGCTCCACCATCCATGACCTGTAATGCTGAACCACTAGGTATTGGTGCATTTTTAACTAAATAATAATTATTACCACCATTAGCGATATAAACATCAGCATTGATTGTATTTGTTGTGATGTTAGCTAGATTAATTCCTATGATAGTATCGTTGCTATCAAAATTACTTCCGTCAGGAATATCCACTGCACTAGTACCTATATTCCTTTCTATATATCTTTTAAAATCTTGTGCCATTCCTTTCTCCCTATAAGGCTATTGCCATTGCGATTGTAAAACCTGCAGTTGGCAATCCTGTAGTACTAACTGCTGCAGTTTCCCAAGCTGATCCACTATAAACTTTTAATGCTTTTGTACCAGATGTATGATAATATAAATCACCTTGTGTCAATGCATCTCCGTCATTATCTTGTGTAGGTGCTGAACTTTTTGCACCAAGATAAACATCATCAAAACTATCTGCTGAAGCTGCTGCTTGTTCTGCGTAATACTTAGCTGAATATAAACCTCCAGCTACTGCTGTACTTGTAGTAAACCCAGCACCACCACCGATAGCCCACTGTTTAGCTGA